GTGTTCAGGCACAAAAGTCTCAACTGGATTCGGAACCATCACAACAGGTTCTCCGAGTGCAGGCGGGAAGTGCGTGCAAGCGAACGTGGCGACAGTAGGAGCAGGCTCAACCATCTGGGTAGTCTTCCCCACAGCATTCGCCGCAGCACCATTCTGCACAGCCAGTTACTGCGACACAACTCTTGGAGATGTAGCAGGAAGCCCGTATGCAGCAGGTAGCGTACTCTTCACAGGCGAAACCGCCGCGAAGAAAATCCACTGGATTTGCGTCGGGTCAGGGAGAGTCTGAGAAACCAAACGGTTTTTCTCTCTCTCCATAAAGAGGTGTATAGCATGGGCCAAATAAACGAAATCACGTTCGACGTGAACAACTCAGGGCTACCCGTAGTCCCCACCACATACCTAGCAGAACAAGACTACCAAATACGCGGACTCATCGACAAAGTCTCGATGGACATAACCACCGCTTCAGGAATCGCTAACAACGGAAGCGCGTGGCTTGGAATTTCAGGAGAAGAAGTAATCATAACCAAAACCGCGTTAACTGGAACGACTACCATAGTAGCCTATCCACGAAGGTATGTCCAAAACAACACCGCGACTCAGCTAGACGGGCTGAGCGGAGGTAATGTCCTAACCCACTACGCGGTGGGAAACCAACCCCTCTACTTCGCAGGAAGCGGATGGGGAAGCGGGACCAGCTTGTCAGTAGGCGCTACAATACATGTTTACTGGCACAAGCCCTAACCATCAGGGATACCATGAAAAAGTTTGAGGAAACCAACGGTTTTGATTTGGGATTTGTAGTGGGAATGATAGAAGGAGAAGGCTGCATTAATAGTAGCTCCCATGACGGATATCCTGTAGTGAACATAGAAATATGCAATACTGATAGGTGCCTACTAGAAAAATGCCAAGAAGTTTTAGGTGGAAATATCCACACAAGAAAAGAGTTAACAATAAGCAGGCATCCCAAAAAAATCTACAGGTTACTAACGAGTGGAGCATACACCAAATTCACTGAAACCATCCTATCACTATACCCCTATCTTCTCTCAGAAAAGAAAAAAAGGCAATGCCTCAAAGCTTTAGAGATGGTAAACAACAGAAAAGCAAATAGGTGATAAAAAATGGCAGCAACATTCGCATGGAAACAAACCCACTCAGGCAGTCCTGGCACAGTCGCCACATGCACCAACCTGAACCTGGTCTCGACTCCTTCAGGAGTAGACGTAGACCCCGGAAGCAACCCGATAACCGCAGGCAGCAAATCCTATGAATCGTTCTTCAGAGGAGAATTTTCCGGAACATTCACCGCCGTAACCAACATCCGCTTCTACAAAAGCGGCGGGGATTACAAAACAGGAGAACAGATTGTTTTCGGTGGAAGCTGGACGATAGCCGGAAGCAACTCGACCTACTGGGGTCCAATCGCAACGACATCACCTTGGGCGCTAGGCAGTCTTCCCGCCACGCTCCCCGCGAGCGCGAACGTGAGCATCGGCAACTCGGTGACTGGGAGCTTGACTACCTACGGCTTCAGTGATTATTGTGTGATGCAGAACACGACCTCAGCTTCGACTCCCGCCGGCGCGGTCAACCAGAAGACGCTGTGTTTCGTCTATGATGAAGCCTAGTATACGATGAAAGATTTAAATACTAGTTCATCGTAGACTTATACATGGCATCAGGAGGAGTTCGGGAAGCGTTGTACCAGAAGTACTGGGTTGAAGGAAAGGGACAGCGGCAGGTAGCCGAGGAGATGGGTACAAGCCAACATACCGTTTCAAGATATATGCGCGAATTGGGAATCCCTAACCGTTCCGCTTCAGAAGCAAGAAGCGGAAAACACAATACCCAAACCGGAAAACCAAAATCCGAAGAATGGAAACAAATGATGAGGGAAAAGCGTACAGGCGCGCAATTCCCTCAGTTTTGGTTAGAAAAGCATCCGAGATACAAGCATGGGAAGTATGCATACAGAAAGCACTTGAAGAGAACGGGTCGGTTCGAAAAGTGTGAAATTTGCGGGAGGCCCGAAGTAAAAATAAGAGTATCCAATTTGCATATCCATCACAAGGACGGGAACAGGGAGAACAACTCCCTTGCAAATCTCATGGTGGTTTGTGCAAGTTGTCATAAGAAATTGCATCCACATCCCGAAAACAAGTTTTGGGAACACAGGAAAAACATAAGTAAGGTGGCAATGAAATGCAATGGACTGCCCGTTACAGGGACGGCACAAGCCTCTCTCAGTTCGAAGGAGAGAAGGAACACCTATTCGGAAGCATCGACCAGCACAAGCTAAGACGATTCGAGCTGAACGGTGGGGATAGAAAGTTTTCAGTGGAAATCAACCCCAACAGAAAACTCGTTTTCTTCAGAAGAAACTTTATTAAAACAGACGGAATCCAGGACATTCATTATTTCATCGGCTGGCAGGAACTCTATTATGGCCATAACATCACCCGCTTAATCGAAATCAATCCAAACGGAGACGTGGAAATCCATGACAACCGCTAAAAAAACCTGGCAAAAACTGGCAATATCCCTGATGCTCATGGTCGCAGCAACTGGAGTTGTCACCTACACCGACTTGTTTGGCATCCTGTTCCAGCTTAAAGGCGTCAGCCACACCCACTCCGGAGACATCACCTGCGCCGAAAACTGCAGTTCCTATGTGAACATCACAACCGACTACTGGCGCATCTGCTTCGAACACCCACCCAAAACCCAGCAAATCTACCTTCCAGGCGCGCCCCTCGCAAGGTCAACCATCGGAGAATCCCCTGACACTATCCTCTACAAAAAAGCCGTCTACGGGCGCACACTCTGGGTAAACTTGAACAACGTGAAAAACATAATCACCACTTCCCCAGAAGTACCAGTCGACTGGCTTGTTCCAACATACGGCAAAAAGTGGAGACCGCTAAAAGACGGCGACTGCTGGGAAAGAGGAAAAGTCAACAGGATACATCTAGTCGGACACAAAAAACCCACCCAGACAGTGAAATGGTCCTTCGAGCTCGGTGAAGGCGACACTTCCTACGTCGAGATAGACCCCTATTGGAACGGAATCGACACCCCCATAGGATACGAATTTTTGGATAATAACACAGTACTACACACGTGGAACTCAATAGACGATTATTATTTCAATGCCAGTTCAAGCATGCAATGGTCCAACCATTATCAAAAATGGTGGTCCCATAACCTTTTTTGTTTAGGATATTATCAAGGCGGGAGCTGGCATAAAATCAAGTGCGTTGATGAACTTTCCGGCTTCAACAAACAAATCACCACCGACAACCAAACCTACCTCAATATTACTTTATGGAAAGATTTGACCTACCAAGGATATGATTTCAGAATGGGATTACGCTATTTTCTGATTGAAGTAAACACCACCAATTGCAGTGTAGACGGCTATCACAGCCTCGGAGTCCAACCATATATCAAAGCTTTCGAGAACATTCCTTTTAATGTGGGGTTTGCTTGGAAACTCAACGACATAAAAGTATCCAATGATTATGCGAATGACCGGCTCTACATCAACGGCACAAACTATTTCTTAAACAACACTTTAGATGTCACTTACACAAACATGTCAGAAGCCAAGTATGTTATCCAAGACAGAGGAAGCCTACGATTGAAATGGAACCCCAACTTAACCTATTTAGTTCAAGTAAAATCCAATTCAGAACCCAACGCACCAATCACTCTAGGAATACAAGCAGGCAGTCTAGTAACCGGACAAGAAAAATCCACTGTGTTATACTGGGCAGACCCCGGAGGTTCTTGTGATGGGTCTATTTCTTCACCCCCCTGCGGTGATTTTAACGGCGAGGAAGCTTGCTGTGTTATGTGGTCAGCGAGATGCAAGTGGTTAGGCGGAACCAGTTGTCTCTACATATATCCTGGCTACCCCTCATGTTCCGATATTTCAACCGAAGCCTGTTGTATTCTTGCATCACCTTGCTCATGGTCTGGGGCTGGCGCGGCTGATGGCGAAGCCTGCGACACGGATGATGATTGCACAAATTCTAATTGTGTGGAAGCGATTAACGAAGCAGTAGACTACTGCGCGCCTGCTGACAAGGAGTGCAGTCGAAGTGGTTATGCCACTGGATATGATACTGGGGATGTTTATGACCCCGGAGCAACAGCTTATATTTGTAAAGGAGATGACCTTGGTGGTGCGGGATGTGCTAGTCCAACAGGACAATGCGATGAATATGCGAGCAAATATTGTAATGGAGTTGGAGTGTGGACGGCAGGAGACAGTGGAGGAGTAGACGCTGCTTGTGCTGTCTGCAAAGTATGTGGAGCAGGAACAGGAGACTTGAGTTGTAGTGCGAACGTATCCGTTGAAACAGCCGATCTGGATGAATGCACTGGAAGCACAGGATGCGAAGGAACTAACTGCCTATGCGATGGAGCTGGAAGCTGCAGTAACTATGTTCCCGATTTAAACATCAGCTACTGGAATGGTGCAGCTTGGGCGGAATACACCACTAGCACTTGGATAGAGTTCGTGTGCGGCCAGACCGAAAGTGACTGCGAACCCACAAACCAAGACGCTGGAACCTCCCAATGCATCTACAGAGCCTGCAACAACGGCACCTACGCTGGAGACGTAGACATGAAACTCAACGCAACGATAAGCTGTGACGCAGGAACTTTTACAATAGAAGCCGATGATGACTACACAGCAGACGGAGCCACCACCTTAAACACCACCTACCAGCAAATCCACGCAAGCCTTGCCAAAAACACCTGCCAACAAATATGCATCTGGGCAGACACTTCAGGAGTCAGCCCCCCATGCAACACCTACGAACCTCTCTGGCAGATAACATAGGAGACAAAAATGGCTGAACGGACTGGAGGAAAAATACGGATTAGAATAAGGCTCTACCAATCCATCTCCTCAAATTCCACAATCAAAAAAACCCAAGGACAAAGCATAACCAGCAACTCAAGGATTAAAACACACGCCATTCACTCCCTCCCCTCAACCTCCTGGATAAAAACCCAAGCAGGCCACTCGCTGACCTCAAACTCAAACGTCAAAAAATCCCCCGGACAATCACTCCAATCAAATACTGCAATCCGCGCGCAGAACACCCAATCCCTTACTTCTAATTCATGGGTGAAAACTCAAACAAACCAATCACTCTCTTCAAATTCAAATATCAAAAAAACCTCCTACCAGTCCCTAACCAGCAATTCATGGATTAAAAAAACAGTCCACCAAAGCATCACATCAAACTCTGAAATAAAATCAGGAACCGCCGCCACACACCAATCAATCAACTCGAATTCAAACATCAAGAAAACCCCCAGCCAATCCACAACCAGCAACTCAAACATAAAGAAAACCCAGAAACTCTCTCTCACCAGCGACTCATGGATTCAACACACTCAAACCAACAGCCTAAAATCAAACTCATGGATACGCGCGCGAACCAGCCAAAGCACAACTTCAAGTTCATGGATAAAAGGCCCAGTCACTCAATCAATCAACTCAAACTCAAACATAAAGAAAACCCAGGGCCAGAGCATCCAAAGCAACGCAACAGTCAAAAAAACATCGAAACAATCCCTCCTCTCAAACTCTTGGGTCCAAACACAATCCATCCAATCCATCACATCTAACTCGCATGTGAAAACCAAGACAGGCCATTCCCTCAATTCAAACTCAACCATCAAGAAAACAGTCTACCAGTCCCTTACCAGCGATTCGACAATCAAGAAAACCCAAACCCAATCTATCGCCAGCAATTCTTACATCAAAGCTTCTGCCTCCCAATCAATAACTTCAAACTCCCACATCCGCGGAGCCACCTACCACTCCATTGTAAGCAACTCTCACATCACCACAATCGTATCCTTAGTAGGCCATTGGCCCTTAGACGACGCCAGCGGAACCACTGGAGAAGACGCCACCACCAACAACAACGACATCACGTTCGTTAACACCGATAATACTAACTGGGTGGATGGGAAAGTGGAAGGAGCTTTCGAGTTCAGCGGAGTAGCCGCAGATGACGAAAGAGGAGTAATCACTCACGTTTCCGAACTCTCGCTTTCCAGTTTCACTGTGATGGTCTGGGCGAAAATGGGCGTGCAAACAACCACCGGCACACTAATCCAAAAACTGCACGGAACACTCCAATCAGAATCCGGCGCTGAAGCTGGGTGGGTTCTGGGAACAGGATACACACACGCAGGAGGGAGTTGGGGGAGCGGGAAAGCTGCTTACACGATAACAGACGGAAGCGGGAATTACCTCAGAATTCCCTCTATCACCACGGTCGGAGATGACCACTGGCATCACATTGCCTTATCCTACGACGGAACCACAGGAACAGCCAAATTCTACATAGACGGCGCGCTCGACAGAACAAACACAAACGCAAGCATAGGCACAATCACAAACACCCACGACCTAGAAGTCGGCGCGTATTCCACTGGCGTCGAGTATGACGGAATCATAGACGACATCCGGTTATACAACGGAATCCTGACACTCGATGAAATCAAAGCAATATGGCTTTCACAACTAGGAGGAAGAGGAAAAGCCACTCTATCAGAAGAAAAAAACAAGACAACGCTCACCGCCACTGCTCCTTCCATCACGCTCACCGATTCACAACCAACAACCACAGTAAGTAGTAAATAAAAACCACTAGTGTTAAATAGTTTGAACAAGAACTATTTAAACGCCAAGTGGCAACCTGAAAACCAAGAGGTATATTCATGGCAGTCCACAGCGAACATATCAGAGGCACCTCAGTCCGCTTCGAAACGCTGTTCAAAGATGTCACAGAAACAGCATCCAACGCTTCAGGCGTATGGGCTAACCTTACCGACGTCAACAGCAACATGATAGGCAGCACCAGCAGTGCTACTGCAAGCGGGACTGGAATCTATTACTGGGAAACCACCATCCCCCCCACCGGCTCGCTAGGCTTCTGGAGGATAGACTGGACCGGAAGCGTCAACAACCTTCCCACTCGAAACGTCGAGGTTTTCCGAGTGAAAGAACCGAGGCAATTATGATGACAGTCTCCATAGCCACTCTCACGAACAAAGTCAAAGAAAGAATCAACAACCTCGACTCCAGCATCTCTGACTCAATGATAGAAGGTTATCTCGAAGATTCTCTCCAAGACGTGCAAAACTATACCGGAGACTCAATCAACAAAGACGACGTGGGAGGGAAATATCAAAACATTCTAATAAACCTCGCCTGCTCCTACACGCTATCCTACCAAATGGGAGTAGGAGTCGACTTCAACATAACCCAAGGAGAGTTCTCCATCTCCAGAGGACAAGAAAGCCAAGTCAGAAACACTCAACTCCAACACCACATCAACATGGCCGAAAAAAGCATGAGAAACATAGGCCGTCGAATAAAATATAAAAAAGTAATGGGATGAAACCAATGCTAGACGACAATCAAATCGAAAACTATCTCGCGCAAAACACCTCCTCGTTACTCAAAGACCTGCGCGAAGACCAACTCTCTTTCACAGAACTAGACCAGTTAATCAAAGAAGAGAAAAAAGCCAAGAACCGCGCGAAAATAAACAATGCTATTGCAGTCCTCATGCTCGCTTTCAAAGAACAAGCCAGCCAAGCAGACGCGCCTGTTAAAGCGTTTGACCGAGAACCCGATAAGAACTGCGCGTGTCCTAAATGCGGGAACTTGGTTAAAGCAGATGAACCTCCGACTTGCAAGAAGTGTGGAACTCAGATGATTTACAGATGACAATAGGAAGCCAACTGCAAGACCAAATGGCACTAGCTATCGAAAGACATGGAACCACCGTGACCATCAACGCTGCCAGTCAAACAACCGACAACCTCTATGGGGATGAAATCAACACCACTGGCACAGCCACAACCCACACCGGTTTTTTCATCAACAATCCAACCAAACATGCTCTGGGGAAAGAAGGTGATTTCATAGATTCCGATGCCATGTGCGTATTGAACGGCAGCGTCACCTTCAACGAAAAAGACATAATCACCTTAAGCGGGCTGCAATACGAAGTCCAACACTACGACACCCGCAGGTGGAACAACCAAAGAATCTACTCCTGGGCCAGACTTAACAAAGTAACGGAGGGAACATGATGCCAGAACTCACCGCCACGTTCATCGCCAAAACACTCAAACCCCGCCTCCTCAAAAAAATCGCGATCCTCACAACCCAAAAAGTCAAAGAAGCCGCTCCAAAAGACATCGGATTCCTAAGAGACTCAATAGACTACGAGATCCACGGAAACACCATAACCATAGGCGCGCGCGCACTATACGCTCCTAACGTAGAATATGGGAGAAACCCAGGGAAGATGCCTCCTGTTGAAGCCTTGGAAGGATGGGCGCGCAGGCATGGCATGGCTGGAGCTGAATGGGCTATCGCCAAGAAAATCCAGAAACACGGCACTCCAGCCCAACCATTCCTCCGGCCTACCGTGTTCAAATCAAAGCCTTTAATCAAAAAACTGATTAAAGAGGAGTTCACATGACCGTCACCAGCCTCCATCATGTAGTCCAAGAGCTAGTTCACTGGACCCGCAGGAACGTCACAGACCCACAAGACAGAGGCACTTATGCTTCCAAAGTTCACATAGGAGACGGAGCAGAAAACGCATACCTCCCCTCCACAACCCACGCAGTAAAATTCATCAGCGGAATAGACATAGACGGAACAGACCAAGACTACGGCACAGACTACTCTCTCAAACTAAGAACCACAGGCTCTCCCGCAAGAGTCCAATTCATAACCACCCCCACAAGCGGAGGCTCCATAACCATAAACTACAACCACGGCGACACCTGGGTATACCCCGACTATCCCAGAAAAGACCTCTCCCAAACCAACTACCCGCGCGTTGCAGTAGACGTGATCGCGTCTACTGAAACTCCCGCAGGACTAGGCACCACCGCCACGATGACCGACTACATGGTCACATGGACAGTCTACGCATCAGGCGCGCATCAAGTCAATGACATCCTAGACCAAATCAGAAGCGGTTTAATCGCAGGCGGAGACGACTTCGCTTATGTAAATTATATTCATCCAGCAGGCTTCGGGCCGATGGGAACAGAACCCGGAAGACACGAAAGCGTCCACGTCCGAAACCTCGATGCAATCGCAAAATTCAATCTAAACAAATAAAAGAGGTGAAAAAAATGGCACAGAAAGAAATCATCGCAGGAGTACGCGCATCAATAGCATACGCGGACGAAGGCTATCTCGCTTTGGGAACCTCTGGCAGCCCGTTAGACACTCCATTCGGCTACAACAACAGAATCACAGACGTGATGAGGAGAAACTTCAAGAAAGGTTATGGCACAGGCAGAAATTTCAAAACCATGGCACCCATGAAAATCGAAGGAAACCTATCTGTTGAATGTGACATGACGAACGGATGGTGGCTTAGATACATGCTAGGCAGTTTCGGCAGCACCGCATGGACAGGCTCTCCAGTAGCCTATTACACCCACGAATATGCTGAAGCAGACCATCTCCCTTCCATGACAATAGGCTACGACCACAACCTTACAACAGACTCAGGTCAAATGATATTCGGAGGTGTGATGGAATCCGCTACCTTAACGGCAACACTAGGAGAACCTGTCAGAGCCAGGTTCGAAATCCCATACGCTAACAAAACCCGAAGCACAACCTTGCAAGCCGCTGGAATAAGCGAGTCCTATGAACCCATGACGTTCGCAGGAGCCACTTTGAATGTCGCAGGCAGCACCATTGCTGAAGTCCAAAGCATGGAACTAGCCATGACCCAGGGAGGGGAAATGGTGTGGGGGATAGGCAGCCAAGTACCCACCAATTACAAGCCAGGAGCAAGAACCTACTCTGTCCGAGCAACCACCGCCTTCAAAGACACCACTGAATTCCTTGACAGGATATGCGGAAACACCACAGGACTAGCAGTCAACCCAGACCCAACCCCCTACCTAACCATTAAATACGACCAAGGCGGTTCAGGCACAAACCAAAACATCCTACAATTCAACCTGGGAAGCGCATGGGTAGACGAAAACACCATCCCATCCAGTCCTGAAGACATGGTAGTGGAAGATGTAGTGATGCACGCGATGTATTGCGGAAGCGCGACTTATGTGAACGGGGGAAGCCCCGCACTAGGCAGGTAATAACATGGGAGAAGTACCCGAATGTGAAAACAAAAAAATAAACATAGAATGGAGCGGGAAAAAACTGGTCTTTGTGATAAGACAGTTGACCTACGAAGAATTTAACGAACTAGAATCACAAACAGCAAACCTGAAAATAAGAGGAAACAAAAGAGAAGGAGACATCCACAGCAAACCAGTAAGAGAACTTATGCTACTGAAAGGAATCATGGAAGCCCCCTTCGACATAACCATCCAAAACATCCGAAAACTGCCCTCACCCCTAGCTCTTAAACTCTTCGACCAAATAAACACCTTCAACTCCTTCGACGACCAGGAAAAAGAGACCTCCTCTGGGCAGCAGAACACGGCACCACAAGACAAGACATCACAAAAGACCTCACCTATGCCATCTGCGCCCTAGACTTCGGCTGGACTCAAGAGGAGGTTAACAAACAACCCAACGTCCAGCTCCAAAAGACAATGGTAGTTGCCAACAAAATCCAAGAAACCAGGTTACGCGCGATGATAGAAGCAAGAGGAATGTAACATGCCCGACGATTTCACACTATCAGCTCACCTCCGCTTGTTAACGGGGGATGCAGAGAAACAACTAGGCGGCCTCACATCCAAACTGAAAGCAGGACTGGATGCGAAAACAGGCGGGCTGACCAAAGCAATCGGAGCAGGCGGGGGTGGTGGTGGTCTAGAAGGAGGAGCAGCAGGAGGAGCTATGGCTGGAGGAGCCAGCTCAGCAGCATTAACCGCAGGCATAGGCGCGGCGGTTGCCGTAGGAATGGCAATACTCAGCATCCTCAAAAAACTCTTAGATGCAATAATAAACGCGCTCATGTCCGGTTTCGCTCAAACACTCAAAACGTTCAGTCAAATCCTGAAAGTTCTCTCACTCATACTCAAGCCCTTAGACTTGATACTCTCCGCCGCCCTATTACCCCTACTCATTCTTTTGACCCCCCTAGTGAGGATACTCTTACGCTTTTTCATGCCATTCATCAAAGCCTTCCGAGAAAGCCTGCAAACCCAGATGGGAGAAGGTGCTGGAATCCAAGACTTCCCGAAAATGTATCTCCAAGCTGGAATGGAAGGAATGCAAGCCCAGTTCGGAGCGATGTTCGATGGGTTGCTCGGAGAAACTGGTGCTAGTCTCTTGGACACTCTATTCGGAGCTAATGCTGGTCCTATCTTCAGTGGCGTATGGGAAGCACTCTTCGGGACTACTGAAAAGACGGGCGCGTTCCAAAATATCTGGGCAGCTCTATTCGGGAGCGAAGAAAACCAAGGAGTGTTCTCTTCTGTCTGGGAAGCTCTCTTTGGGGATACAGAACAAACAGGAGTCTTCTCCTCTCTCTGGAACGCCCTGTTTTCTTCAGGAGAAACAAAAGGCTGGTTCTCTTCTCTATGGGATGCACTGTTTTCAACAGAAGAGAACAAAGAAGGTTGGTTTGTTTCTCTGTGGAATGCCCTGTTTTCAACAGAAGAAGGCAAGACAGGATGGTTCCCCCGATTATGGGATGCTCTGTTCTCTACAACAGAAGGAGAACAAGGCATATTCTCTTCACTAGGCGAAGCTCTGTTCGGAACAGACGCAGACTCAAAAATCCAATCATTCGTAACTGACATCCTCTCAAAAGTCGAATGGCTTAAAACAGAAATCCTGTCCATCTGGGACACCATAACAACCACCATAACAAACTGGCTGGAAAACATCAAACTCCCCTCAATAGGGAAAGGTCCGTGGATTCCAGGAATCCAATCAGGCGGATACATAGCCCAAACAGGTCTAGCAATAGTCCATAAAGGCGAAACAGTCGTCCCAGCAGGAGCGGGCATGGGCGCGACCACAAACAATTATACCATAAACGTAAACTTCGATAACGTGGAAATCAAAGACCGCAGAGACATAGACACGCT